CATCAAATATTGATGATTACAACTATGAAATGATTTTTATTAAATCAGAGGATATTGAAGAGGCTTAATCTAAACAACCTACCCTGCATCTTTAATACTCACATAAAAAGCATCAACGGCGGCGACTTCATCTGATGTTAGGATTGCAAGCTGTACCCTACCTGTTGAAAAGTCATTTATTAAAAACGGTTCGCCTCCATCATCAATGATAACACCGATCCCGAAAGGAATAATATTATTATACTGACAAAGCAGATTTAAAACATGAGAGATCCGCAAGCCCTTTAAATCAAAATCCCCGGATGTAATATCCATTTTCCATGTATTAGTACGGCTCTGGAAATATAAAATAATCTCTATTACATCCCCATTATCAGCAGAAGTTAAAAGTTTTTGTTGTCCTGTTGCTCTGATTCCAGATAGTACTTTCAATTACTGGCCTCCCGTCAAAGCTTCAAAACCTAACAATAATGGCCCTACATCTCTTTCTTCACCTCTAATTATTCCCTGATCCTCTTCAGCGCCTTCCTGAATCTGTACCGGAGGGGGAAATTGATCCTGGTCAAAATCAACTGTCTTAATATCTGCAATCCTCATTTCTTTAAGTGTCACCGATATATCGGTGATTTCTTGTGATTCTGCATTCTGAGTAAATGATACAGATTGTATAGCCATAGACCTGAAAAACTGCCAGGGTGTCTGAACTGTTACAATAGAGTATTCTTTCCAGAGTGAGAATAAAGCATTATAGGCTTTCTGTTGTAGAGTCAATCCTGCCTCTTCTCCGTCAAATAATCCTACAACATTTTCCACTTTATCAAGTGTCTGATTTATTGCGGAAATTGTAGCCTGTGCCTGGCCTATAACCCTTTGTGCTGTTTGGACTGCTCCGGGGGTTAAGTCTCCGGCATATGCTTCGACAGTCTCAAGCCTGTTATCAAGCTCCTGAACGGCTCCCAATATCCCTGCAGGCGCCCTAAAAACAAGTTCACCGATAAATCCGGTTAGAGTTAATATTATCGGTTTCCTGACAATATGATCATTTAAGAAACTATTAGACTCTGTAAAATGATCTGTAATATCAGAAGCAAGAGAAAGACTCTCAGTGTCCGGAACATCAAAGACAAAACCACCTATACCCTCTGCTGACTTTGGTCTTAATATTGCGCTGTTACTCCCGTCAAGATAACCTTGAGCGTTATTTATTCCGGATACAGTATCCTGAGCTATTGTGTTAAAACTCATTCGTCAAACCCCATTTGTGCTGATGTTGAATTTAAAACCCCCTGCATTCCTGCTTTGACTGCTGCTTCCATTTGCTGTGCTGTTGTAAGCCCATTATCCCCTTGAACATTAATTTTAATATCAGCTTTAATATTTGTCATACCTGCAAGCCCTGCAGCTGGTGCCCCGGCAAATCCTGCAGCTGCCTGCGCTTCTGTCCCGATTTGTATATTAGCCCCTACATCTGACATAAATTCCCTTATTTTCCCGAAAGTTTCCGTAATAGTTACAAATAAATCTTTTATTTTTTCAGTGAATCCTATAATCCATTCCATGATTTTAGAGTTCTTAATCCCTTCCATCATCTTTCCAAATAAAGATTCTCTTCCTTGACTAAATCTAAATAAATCATCCATTACGGCTACTAAAAGAATTATTCCAGCTGTGATAAGTCCAATGGGGGATAATAAAAGAGTAGAATTTAATAAAACAAATACTCCCACGAGGGCAAATACAGCATTTTTCCAACCGATAGTATTAATTATTACATTATTCAAAGCTCTTCCTACACTCATCACAGCTCCTGTGAATTTCGTCACAAATGTAAAAGCCTTTTTGAATCCTTCAATTATCCCCTTCTCATTTACTTTCATAAACTCAATAAAACTTTTTGTCAATTTCTCAATCTGAGGAGATAGTCCAACAGCAATTTGTGCTTTCATAAACTTGATGCCACGAGAGGCCAGATCAATAGAGGCTTTTGTTTTGTTTAAAGTCTCTATTGCCTGGGGGGAAATTATAAAAGCCTTTGCGCTCATAGCGTCAAACTCTTTACGTGTGAGGTTAAGTGTTTGTAATAATCCTACCCCGACACCTGTCTGAGCAAGGATATTTTTTTTCATCCCTTCAGATAAGCCTTTAGTTTTAACCCGTAAATCTTCCAGTATCTTAAACGGATCCTGACGCGGATCAATCCCGAGCATCTGAAAACCTGAGATATCACCTTGACCAAGTTTAATTTTCTCCTGATTTGCAACAATTGCTTTTATTGCATTAGATACAGATTCAGCGCTCTGATTGGTCTGTTCTGCTACAGATTGCCATTTTTGAAGCTCCTGTGCACTCGATCCGGTTTCAACTTCGAACTGTTTTAAGGCAACAGCGGACGCCATGGCCTCGGTTGTAATCTTTTTTATGGCTAAGGCAGTACCGGCGGCGGCAGCAGATAAGGCAATCATCCCGATCTTTGCGACCTTCATTGATCCCATGAACCTCTTAACCTGGCTATCATCGGCTTTAATCCCTATACGGGCGAAAAGTTCGGCTACTGTCATAAGATAAGTATACAATGATTTTAGGGATAATAAAACCCCCTTGTTAAAGGGGGTTGTATACTAGCTTTTTTCAGGCGGTTTTAAATAACGTAATGGTATCTGGAATGCCACTGCCATATCATAATAAAATAGATCTAAAGATGATAGGCAATCAGGACAAGGAACCATTCCCCTATCTTTATATATTCCAGAATTATTATAATATGGCTTGTCTAACAGCTTAGTAATTTCCTTTGTATCTCCACATGTTTTACACTTACTCACCCTCTCCTCCATTCAATCCAAGCCGAAATCATCCAGATAATTGTTACCGGCCAGACTAAAGCACCAAGACAGACCATTGCCAGATATTCAGATGTGCTATCTGTAAATTCTTCTCTGAACATTACAGCTAAAATAATTAAGGTTATTATTGCGCCTATGATGTAAATTGTGCTTATCATTTGTTACCTCTTAAATTATCAACCATCATCATATTAAGATTTATTAGATCATAATTTTCTGTTTCAATATCATAGTTTTCATAAATAGCCAGATCAAGCTCTGCATTTTCAATAGTTATCATTTTTTGAATACCTTCAAGACATTCACTTGACCAATGTACTTTACTCATATTCTTATGACTATTCAGTTTATCAATAGAATCATCCAATATCTTATGAAATCTCTTTCTTTCAGCTTCGGTTATTCTGTTCAATTAATTCCTCCTCTCTCTTATCATCTAAATAATCCTGGTATATGCTATCTGCCATAATATCTTGATATACTTCACACTCATCATTCTGACATCCGTAAAATGGGTCGTTGTCTGAGCAATTTTTGCAGGCTGATATATTGGGCATTATTCTAATCCCTCCACAAACTTCAACGGCTGTACAGTTTCATTATTATACTGTAATTCAAAATGAAGATGTGCCCCGTAACTCATGCCAGTATTTCCCTGACGGCCTATCACGGTACCGGACTCTATTATCTGACCCTCACGTACATAAGTAGCCGATAAATGACCGTAAACAGACTGCCAGCCATTACCGTGATCAATTTTAATCATACCCCCGAGTACTTCATGGCCTTTAAAATATCCGTCCGGCGGTGGATAATGTTCTACCACTCTACCAGCTCCAATTGCTGTAATCCTTGCCCGGTATGTACCCAGGATATCCACACCTTTATGTATTGATTCAGAAGTACCACCAGTAAAGGGGTTTAATAGTTCCCTGTATCCATAAGGGGAAGTAAGCCGTAAATAATCATCTGAATGGATCGGACTTATAAACAGGTAATCCACAGGCTTAGTTCTGACAGTAGTGATCAGATTTATAGTTCTGTTTGCCTGTTGTAGTTCAGCTTTCAAATTATTTTCTATATCTGTATGTTTTGCAGATATAGCACCTATAAACATTGTGCAAATATAGAGAGTTAAAATAATGTATTTCATAATTTCCTCTTCCTCCCAGGTTTCCGAGACTTATAGTTAATTATCGCCTGCAAATCCTCTTCTGTATAGATCCTGATAGCTCCGACCTTACCCTTTCGGTATCTTTCAGGTAAACCACCCATCTGTTTAATCCTATGCATTACAGCTGTACGGGTTAGCCCTGTTTTATTCATTAAATCTTCCATTGTTATCATATGTTGCCTCCGTTAAATACTATAATCTATGTCTATTATTATGTCAAGTTAAAAATAATTAACTTTATTATGTTTAATTGCTTGACAAGTGTTACACGATGATATAGAATGATATTAGATTAAGGGGAAGGAAGGGAATTATGAAACAGATCGTATCAGATGCAGAAACAGGAACAATTATAGCTGTAGAAGAATGTATAAATGGTATATGGACATGGTATTATAATCAGATGGATGGTAATAGATTAGAAAGATATGAAGGAAAAGGAAGAGTCAAAAGTGACTTACCATTGAATTACAAGCCTATGAAATAAATAAATCGATAAGCCCTCTACGGAGGGCAAAGGCGGCAATATGAATACAGAACAGTATCTTAAGTTTAGAAAAATTATTAGAGAAAGGGGGAAGGGGTGAAGATAATTATAGGCTATTGGGAAAATTCTGTTGTTAAGACAGGAAAGATTTTTATAGGTCAAAATGCGTATTTTGAAGCTGCAACATTTATAGTGTCTTTAATAAAATGTGGACACGATAGGAATATGGATTACGAAATTCAAGATTAATCCGGATTATTAAGCTTCCAATCAGTAAAATCATAATCAGACAAAAAAGCTTCATAGCTGATTATATCCAGTACATCGGTCACCGGGGCGGATCTGACTGCCTCCGGTGATCCTCCATAATAGCCCATCTTTGCAACCCGTAAAGAAATCATAGTTTCTTCAGTTGCTGTAATCTTTATTTTTGGATGCTTTTTATCATCTCTGGCAGGCTGGAGAACAGCGAACTTAAGCGGGCAAAAAAGGGGGTAAGGTTAACCTTAATAATCTCTATCATGATCGGATAATAATATTCCCGGTTTTCCGGGACTTCAAAAAAATCAATGTTTATTTTATCCTGTCCAAACAATGCACGTTCACAGCATTTAAAAATACATTTCTGTACATCTGGATCGGTCGAAACTTCTAAAATTGCATCTATGAAAAAACCTACATCCCCTAACTCAGTAGCCATAGGGTTATCGGTATCTATTTTTATTCCTGTCAGATCAAATCTGATACCACCTCGTTTAAGTGCGACCGCCAGAGCCCTTTTAAGTGCGAAAACATCAGCAAAGCCCGCCGGGGTTATGTTTAATTCCTTCCCTTCAATAAGCATTATGTTATGCTCCTTTCAGTATTAGCAAAAAGAATTATATAAATAGTGATTGACTGTTCTGTGTCACCTTCGACATTTTCTTTGACTGTCGGGATCTTCTGAACAACTCCACCACCTATCTTATACACATCATTTATTACAGCGCCAGTCCCGTCTCCAATCCGTTTAATGAATTCACCGGCAAGAAGAGGGTATGCTGCAGGATCTTTTAAATATAGATTCATTTCAGAGTTAAGATATTTATCATCAGGCGAACCCCGAAGGACTCTGATTGTTGCATTTACAACCTGACCGGTGGCATTGAAAGCATAAATTGTATTTCCGTTTTTTCCGGTTTTTGCTTCGACCAGGTTATTAGGGAAATCAAGATTTACTGTGTCACCGTCTCCGAAATCATTAAAGATTCGTAACGCTGCACCTGTTGCGCCGATTGCTACTGTATCGTTTCCTGTTAAACTTACTCCACCCATTTTATAACTCCTTTATGCTTCTACTAATACGGTTACGTCTGAAGTGTGAATCGCTCCGGCTTCTTTTGCTGCGATCTGTATCAGAGGCGCTATCCTTGCCTCTCTCTCTGCCTGAGCCTGATCTGCTACAGGGCTAGAGAATATAAAATATCCCCGTTCAGTTATATTCCTGATATGGTCTGCAGGGTCTCCGAAAGTTTCCGAGCTATTCCATGCACCAGGTGCATAAACACCGGCACCGACAAATAAAGCAAGTACTGCCCGATAAGCACCTTTTAAGCCATTCATACCGATTTCGGTCTGTGGTATTTTTGTAGTAGTGGTTGCAAGGAAATTAAACCCGGCAATCTGCAATCTTACTTTTAAAGCAAGCCTTGTATAGATCTGATCTGAGAAAAGATTAGCACCGGATATCAGAACCTTTGGTACTCCGATATCTGCATAGATATCTACCCCGGCAAGAGCTGCACTGTCTTTAATTGTCTGAGTTACCCCTGTATCTGCTACAAGTCCAGTAATATCTTTTAAGTTCATTGTCAAGGCTGTGTTTCCACCATCGAAATTGATCGACATAAGCCTTGAAGCATAACCTGCAGCAAGATCCAGGGCGTCATCCTCGGCGATACTGTAATACATACACCGTGTATGTGTGAGCCCTGCATCTTTAATAGTTGTGAAAATACCGTTAATATCTGCAGATAGATTTGAGCCTACAAATAAAAGCTTATCCATGCTCTGTATTGTATTTGCTAATTCTTCTAAGAGTGTATCAGACTGTTTTTCATTTAAAACAATTCCAAAATAAGGGACTGCCTGGTAAGTCCTGAGTACTGCATCTTTTACAGTCTCAACTCCGGCATCGGCTCCAACAGCGGATCCGGAAATATCGATTATAGGCGCTATATCTGTACCAGTCCCGGCTGTAGCTATTAGTATATCGGCAATAACACCAGTTGCTATAGTTTTAAGTGTTATAACAGCGGCTGCAAGTTCCCCTGAAATACTGAAAACAAGACCGGCGGCGGTTACGGCTGTAGAGTTTAGGTCTGAAAGAACAGTTGCAATTGAAGTTGTATCTACTGGACCGATAAGAAGATCGGCAGCAAGGCCACCATCAACGGCGGCATTTATATTGTAATCGGCTGCCGTGAGAGCAAGAAGATTTACAGGACCACCGCCAATAATAGTGGCAGGAGATGCGGCGGCTGCCTGATCACGGGGGATAACTATTAAATGACCCTTACCGGTTAATACATTTCTTTTCTGAGAAAAGATTATTACAGCAAGTCTGTATGTTTCTGAATTACTACCAAAATCAGCAGCAACAGCGGAGGCATTCAGATAAGTTCTGAAAGTCCCAAAGTCTGTGGGTATCGGTGACTCATCTGTAATAATCGCAAGGGCTGAAGTATTTACATTAGCAAGGCCACGCTCGGGTCCTGATATGGATACTCTTATAACATTACTTAAATCTAACTGACTCATTCTGTAGCCTCCTCGATAGCCTGGAAATTATCATAAATATCAATACTCTTATCTGATAGCTTTGTACTATTTATTATAACAGGAATTCGGTATCTATGCAAACTAGAAGTTCCTTCAATAAATGAAAGATCTATATTTGTGTTAGTTCTGAAGATACGGATTTGATTTTCTTCCTGTTTTTGCTGTGAATATGTGGACTTGATCGCCATATTAGGACGGTATCTTTTAGTCACTGCATCTCGATTTTTTGATGTCATTTCTACATTATAGGTTTCTGATACAGATATATACTGCTCTTCTTCCTCTGTTGTAGGATTAAACCTGTTATTATTGCCTATAATCTTAGAAGACTGAAAAGCTATAGTAATATAAATATTCTGATCTTTTGGAGGTTTGAAGTTTTGGTCATAGACTACTACCCTGTCAGAGTCTAATGACATTTCGGTTGCTATGATGTCGGCTAGTATTAGGTCGGGTTCCATTTAT